ATTATACAGTTTATCCGGAGTATGTGATATTACAAAAATATTTGCAAACTCCATTTTCGGTATTAAATCAATAAAAGCATCAACACCTGTTTGATCTAATGATGAATCAAACACTTCATCCATTATCAATAGGTTAGTTGACATTGCATTTTTCATCTTGGATATTTCTCTCCAAGTTAGCAATATCGCTAAATCGATACGTAATTTTTCACCTTCAGAAAAACTACTATAACTAAAATTATCACGACTTCTAGATAAAATAGTTTCATTAAACGTTTCATCAAGTTCAATCTTAACAAATAATTCAAACTTTGTCAAGTGTTGATTGATTAATTGATTAAAAATAGGCAAATATTTCTGTACAATCATAGACTTAATACCAGTATCCTTTAGCATTGTGCCTATAGATTGATAGTAACTCATTAACGTATTTGATTCTGACCTATCTTCTTTTGCCTTTATAATTTGGGATTTTAATTCCCCAAGACTATTAATTTCATTCTGTATATCACCACCAAGTACAGTTTCATCTTTCTTTAACTGTAACTTTTTAATCAAATTAGTTGACTCAGTTATTTTAGATTTAATTAAGTTTTCATCAAGTTCAATATTTCTAATTTCTTTTAGTTTTTCTTCCATAAAAGAAATCCCAGTAGAAACTTTTTCTAATTGATCATTAAGTTTTTCTGCATCACTTTCAAGTTCAACAAGTTTAGAGTTATGTTCATCAACAATTCGAATCTTAAATGTTTCATCAATATGTTGTCCACACGTAGTACATTCATCATTAGAATGGAAGAATTTAAGTTCTTTCTTTATCTTCTTAATCTTATTGTTAAACTCATATTCGAATTTTTCTAACTGTCTCTGCTTGTTCTTTGTTTCTTCATACTTAATAGTTTGATCCAATAAATCCTGTTTAATAGCACTCAACTTATCAAGTTTAATATTATTCTTTTCTATAGAATCATATAGCAACTCAATATCATTTTCTAATTCTTGTTTCTTGGCATCATTATCAACAGATAATTGTTGAATGTATTTTTTCTTCAATGAAAGCTTTTCATTTAATAATTCAATATTATTATCAAAAGATTGTTTATCGTTTTTAACATTAACCAAACGACCTTTTAATATCTCATTCATCTTTGAGAATATTGTAATACCCAACAACTCTTCAATCAAGTTTCTTCTATCTTGGGATTTAAGCTTCATGAATGGTACATACGTTGCTTTACCCAATACAACTATTTGGGTAAATGCCGTATAGTTAATTTTTAATATATTCTTTTCAAGATAGTCCTGATAATCAGTTACATGTGATTCCTGATTAATCAGATTACCATTTTCATATATCTCAAATATATTTGGCTTTATACCACGTATAATCCTATATTCATAAGAACCAATAGAGAATTCAATCTCAACAACACAATCTTTATTATTGACAGAATTAACTAACTGTGGCTTATTAATACTACGATAAGGCTTACCATACAATACAAATGATATGGCATCCAACATAGTGGACTTACCGGCACCATTTCGACCAACAATAACTGTTGTTTGATTTGAATTTAACGTTACTTCAGTGAATTGATTACCAAAAGATAAAAAATTCTTGAAGCGTATTTTTTCGAATATAATCATACTAAAATAAACCTACTGGTTCTACACCAGACTCAAAATTTTCATTATCTTCATCTTTAACTCTAAGTCTTTTCTTACTAAAACGAAAATACTCTTCATCCATTTCAATACCAATAGAATTACGACCCATTATATCAGCAACATAATTTGTTGTACCAGTACCCATAAATGGATCAAGTACGGTATCACCCGGCTTAGTAAAATTTTTCAATACAGTTTCAACTAATTCCATATTGAATGTAGCACTGTGTTTAGTACCACTTCTGTCTTTAAAGCTTGAAGATTTACTTTTTATATGCCAAATGTTATTTAATGTTCCACGTTCAAAATAACAATTATCAAACTTTCTCTTGATAGCATTATCTCTATCAAACACCAATATAGCTTCCCAAGCACTATTCATAACACCTGCTGATATTGCCGGTTGACCATTAACTTTATCCCAAACAATAAATTCTTTAAGCTGATGTGATCTTTGACCCATTACTTCAAATAGTGCTTTCTTATTACCAGCAATAAACTGTACATTCCAGAATACTATCGGCGATATTCTTAAACATTCATCAATAACATTGAGAGTAAAATCCCTATAATCATCCATAGGTAAATTATCATCATAATTGTTATACTTAAACTTCTTAAAAATATTTTTTTGACCAATACCTTTTTGTTCTACTTCACGTTTGGCATTTGTTTTATACTTACCATTAACAACTTGAAGATTCATGTTATACGGCGGTGACGTAAACGTTATATCAGCCGCATTATCTTCAATCTTTTTCATTTCTGTTAAACAGTCACCATTGTATAATCTATATGTCATTAATCTAGCTCCGCTAATGCTTCCAAATACAATTCTTTAAACAAGCTTTTAATCTTAACATCATCAAAATCCAAATCAAGACTATCAATATATGATTCAACAATAGTCATGGTATCTTCATTATTAACAAGATTAATATCAAACTCTTCAGAGAATTGATTCATTGTGTTATCGATAATATCCATTTGAAAAGGATTTACACGCTGTATTTGATCAATAAACAGATCAAACTTATGTTGATCTTTCTTTTCACCAACCAAAACACGAACAACTCTATCTTTTAATTCGCTAAAATTAAAGTTCAGAATATCTAAATCTTCATCATAGAATATTTTATGGAACATTCTATCAGGATTTTCAACGTATGTCAAGTTTCTTGTTTCAAGGTCTAAAATATGAAAACCACGCTTACAATCATAGTCGGCCCACGTGAATTGTAATGGGGAACCCAGATATCGTATATTGCCGTTTATAGAAGGCTCATGGAAATGACCAGATAGAACCATATCATAATTATTAAAAAGTTTTTTCTCAAGACCATCTAAACACACTCCACCATTTTTGTGCATTTCAAAACCATTAATTTCATAATGACCCATTAGAATATCACCACTGAAAGTTTTAATAAACTCTAATGATTTTTCTTGATTTTCAATATTAATCCATGGTGTCAAACCAATATCACATTCTTCATAACTCAATACTACAGGATCAATATAAACAAGTATATTACTATACTCATTCAATACAAGATCCGGTGAATTAACTTTATTGGTATTTTTAAAAGTAACATCATGATTACCAACCAGTATATGTACTTTGATATTCTTTGACAATAAAACATCAAATAGAAAACGCTTAACCTCATACTCGGTATTAAAGTTAATGTACTTGCGTCTATCAAATAAATCACCAAGTATAATTACTTCATTTATACCTTCCTTTTCTAAGGTCGGTATAAACAACTCGGTAAAGAATTTCTTATGTGCTTCTAGGAAAACAGGTGAATCATTCCTAGCACCGATATGAATATCGTTAATCAATGCTAATTTTGTCATAATATAAATCTCACAATAATTTTACAATTTAAAACATTTTGTATTCTTCTACGTTCATAATAAATTATCAATAGCAAATTCCAACGATGTATTAGTAAATGCTTTATCTTCATCATGTAATTGTGCCGAATACGTATCAAAGTCAACACCCAATCTTTCTATCCATTTCTTCTTAATATCATGCTGTTTTGCTTCTCTGTTAATTCTACGAACAAAAGAAAAATAGCAAATCTGCGTAAAATAGGAAAATGGATTAGATGATTTGTTTGTATCAAAATTATCAATATATCTTATACACGTTTCAATAGCATCTCCAACCATTTCATCTCTATAGGTATAATTAATAAAATTATACCTATAAGCCAAATTAGTAGCAATATCAAGTATAATTTTACCTATCTTATCATTTATTTTTGGTATTGGCAAATTCTTTTCTTCACAATCTTTGATTATTTTTTTTCGTTCCTGCATCAAAAAATAAAAATCTTTATTACTAACATAATTATTATCACCCATAATATAATCCTCAATGTTTCACTATTTCATCATAAACTTCTTCTTCATCAAAAGCATCTTCCATTTCTTCTGAATTTTCATCATTTGATTGATATTCGGAATAATCTTTATTTAAAATATTTTCAAATGAAGATAAAAACATATTATTTGGATTTGACACATTAAGTATTTTTTCAAGAGGTATGTAATATACATCGTCTTTTGATGGTCCAATCCATTTTCTTAAATAAACATCTACAGAATCATCAATTACTTCCATTGGTCTAAAAACCGTAATAGAATGTTCATTTAAGTATTCCTCATCAACTAAAACTCTTCCAATTAATATAGAACCATTAACCAATGTTATAACTTTATCGATATATTTTAAAATCTCTTCTTTTTTTGGTTGTCTAGGAATCATACATCAATCACCTTTATTTTACAGTTAAATTTTTCTTTCTCGTATAGCTCTAATCTTTCTAAAAAATGTTTATATGTTGTATTCTTTTTATTTTTCCAAGAATAATCATCTGCTATATCATATAATACTGCTGACTTACCATTTGGTGCAATTCTAAGAACACGGCCAATGGATTGTAAATTCTTAACCTTAGATTTATAAGGATGAGCAAATATTACACAATTCAAATTTTTAATATTAATTCCCGTTGAAAATACTCCATATGATGCTAGTATTATAACATTATTATTTTTCTCTGTAAACTCTCTAGCGTATTCTCTATCATTAACCGGTGTGTTACCATGAATAAAAAATATCTTTTTATCTTGACATTTCTCTAATAATATGCTATAGAGTTTTTCACCATGTCTTTCCACATAATTAAATAATATTAATGTATTATATTCTTGATCTACTGCTAAGTTAAGAATAAGATTGTTTCTTTTACGATCCTCAACAATAACATTTAATTCTTCCTGATATTTCATTTTAGAAACTGCTTTCTTATCAACATCTATGTGATTCAGAATAAGCGCATTAATTTTAAGATCGGATAATACACCATCATCCATTAATTTTTTAGACTTAATGGTGTCATATGGTTCACCAAATAACCCAATTAATGTTAATTTATTTGCTTTAGCATCTTGTACGGTGCCAGTTAAACCAACTCTATATTGAGCATTTACAGATTTCTCCATTATTCCTTTCAATGAATTTGCGGAAGCCAAATGTGCTTCATCTATAAAAACAGCATCAAAATCTTCAAACCAATTTTTATTTAATTTAAAAATACTTTGCCACGTTGTCAGTGTTACATCATAAGAATTATTTTTTTCTTTACCGGAATAAATCTTATGTACGTGTTCATCCAATGAGTTCCAACCATAATCAACAAAGTCTTTATATAATTGCTCAACCAATGATACAGTTGGCACAACAATTAAAATCTTTTTACCTTGTTCCATAATCTTCCTAACGGAACAATATATTATTAATGATTTACCTGAACCGGTTGGTGATACTATCAATCTCTTTTTATTATTTAAAATTTTATTAATAGCATTAACTTGATAACCATATGGTTCAAATGGTAAATTTAAATCAGAAAAATCATATTGGACTTCATCAAAGTTTTTATTTATATCATCACAAAATGATATTGAATATCCATTATATTTTGCAAACTTAATTAACTGGCCTATCAATCCATAATAGGTTGTTTTATTATTCATGTTAAATAAATATACTTTACCCGACCAAAGTCCATTTCTATACTTTGGCATGAATTTATATCCATCGACATAAAAAGAGAAAGAATCATTTAACTCATAATAAATTCCAACATCTTCACAATTTACATAAACAAAACTTTCATTTATTCTTTTTATTTCTATATCACTCATCACATACCATTTTTAAACCTTAAAAAGTCTATAGCATTTCTAATATTCCAGTTTCTACTAGCTAATGATTTTTTCATATCATCAACTAAAACTAATTTAATATCGCATAGATCAATTTTCTTTTTTATTTTTAAAACTTCTTCATCAGCATTAACGTGTGCTTCTACACCAGAATTTGTTAATTTTTCATGAAATGGTTTCTGTTTATATACTTCGGGATCACATTGACCTTTATAATATTTATATTTAAACATTAATAAATCTGATAATTCATATTCCAGATTTTTCTTTTCACCCATAATATTCGAATATAATACAAAATATTTAGATTGTAATTTGGCGGTTTCTATTGATTGTGCGTCAAGTACATCAATACGTAACTCACCATCAATTTCTATCATTTCCTGCAATTCGCGTAATTTCATATAAAAATCCTAGTATTTAATTAAATATTATTAATTATACTAAAAATTTAATCATATGTCAAATGTTATTGTATTTCCATTGATGTTTAATTGCGTAAGGTCATCAGTACCCATAATAGTGGATTGTTGTGGGAAGTCAAAATATGCATAATTAAATGTGGCTGTGGCTGTAACTATAACATTGTCATCATCATTAGTACCAAATGAAAGTTCGCTAAGTGAAGTTGGAAATATACCAACAAATCTAGCAATCATTTTAGCGTTCATTTGTCCCGATAAAATATGTAATGTAGCATCTGTTTTGTTTCTTCTCTCATCATCGGTTCTCATTATTTCCATGATCCATCTATAGATTTCCAGATAGTTTGTCATATCTTCATCAATTAAAAATGTAACTATCATTGGATCAAAAGTTATTTTTGAACCTGTGAATTGATTATTTCTTCTTGGTTGGTCGTGCATGGGTTGATCAATATCTACACCGGGAATCATAGCAGTTTGCATAAAAAATGTAGTATTAGGTAATCTAGCAATATCAAATTTATATTGTACCGTAGATAAAGTATTAAGATTTGTTGGTGTTGACATATTGATATACCTCCATAATATTATTTATCACCCATAAAAAAAGGGGACTCCGAAGAGTCCCCAATTAATTTTCAGTTAATTATTATTATAATTATTACTGAAGGTTCTGAACATTAACAATGCGGTAGTAAGAATTCGCACGGTCATTCAGTGAAGTGAATGGATTAGCAACCATACCATAACGGGTTTTGAAACCGATAATTGGCTGGAAGGTATCCTGATTAACAGCTTTAACTAACTGCAATGGAACGTATGGGCAGTAGAAGAAGCCGGCGTCATATGCGTTTTGACCTTTGTAACCAACAGTGTAGAAATCTACAGTTACATATGGATCAACATATACTTTTACGCGACCATTCATCATAGAACCAGCAAAGGTAGCACCAGCAGGATCAACATCAACGTTATTCTGCAATGCAGCCGCAGAATCAAGTTTACCAGCCAGAGACAGAGCGGAAGCAACATCTGAAGAACAGATGATGAAGTTGCCTTTACCACGTTTTGTATCCAGAGCAATTGCGTTTGCATCACGTTCAATGGCAAAAATCAGACCTTTGAACTTTTCAACAGACCAACGACCATCAGCATCAGCAGTAAGATCGAAAACACCCGCATTCGTAGCAAAAGCGGCACCTGCTTTAGCAGATGAGTAGATTTTACGAACAACTTCGCGGTTGATTTCAGTCATGATTTCAGTTGAAAGGATAGTAGTAAGTTCCTGTTCAGCATCCAGACCATGAATTGCCTTCATGTCCTGTGCGATTTCCATTGAGTAGGATGCTTTAAGCTGACGGGCTTTAGCAGAAACATCAGTACGATCAATTGTGAATGTCATTTCATTCCAGTTGGTTGTACCTTCTGCATCGGCAGTATCAAGACCAAGACCAGTTGAGAAAGCAACATCAAACGGATCGGTTGATGTGTGAGTGCCAGTACCGGAGTAAGCAGTATCAACGTTGTTTTCACCAGTGGCGTTAGCGGCCAGAAGTGCTTCTGTAGCTAACTTAGGATCGGCATTATCATTGTACTTAGAACGCATTGCGAATACCAGACCGGTAGGACCTGACATAGGCTGTACGCCACATACATCATAAGCGATCATTTTAGGTGCCATACGACGAACCAGAGAAATCAGGATCGGATCGTAGTTATCAACACCACCAGCAGTAACGGATGTAGATGGTTCGCCGGCTTCTTTCAGGAATTTTTCCTGGTTTTCAAGTAACTGTGCGGTTACTTTCTTCTTATAGTGATCAGAAATTTTTTCTACTTTTTCGGATTCCAAAACAGCATCCCATTTTTCAAGTAGAACATCTAATGTTTGACTCATTTTAATTCTCCTATTATATTTTTATGTATATTTATAAAAATTGGTTTTTATAACGCATCTAAGTAAGCAGACATTTTAGTGCTTTTACTTTCTACGCTCTTTTCTTCATCATTTACTTCATTGGACTTTTCAGACTTGAAAAATGATTCACGGATGGTTTTGACTTTCTTTTCAAAAACACCAATATCGCTTGCATCTAAATCTTCAACTAAACCAGCAAATTTTTCTTTCTGAGATTCGGTTAAATCGGAAGTTGCATCAGCAATAATCTGATTTTTCTTGCTTTCACGGATCTGTTTCTTCAGCTTAATGTTTTCTTCAATCGCTTCATTGAGATCGCCAGTAAGTTCAGCAACCTTTGTTTCAGCGGCAGAAACAACATCTTCTTTACCTTCGGGTACTTCAACGTAATGCTCAACAAATACGTTTTTCATGCTTTCCATGAATGATTCCATCAGTTCCATCTTGATACCAAATTCGATAGCCAGACGATTTTCTTCCGCCCATTCTTCAACAACATATGACAGATAATCATCAACTTTCTCAGTAAGTTCTTTAGTTTTTTCCTCAACTGCTTCGGCAATTACCGCTTCGTTTTCAGCACTAATTTCGGCTTTATAAGCAGAAACTTTTTCTGAAATCACGGCTTCCAAATTAGTCTGGAATTTTTCTTTTTGTTCATCGCTAACTTCCATTCCCTCAAACAAAACGGAAATTTCTTCTAAAAGTTCAGACATTTTTTTTCTCCTAATATATTTTTGTATATTTATAAAATTATAAATTCATCAAGTTAAATGTTTTTTAAGATACATTCAAACAGTTTTTTATGTAGTTCCGAATTATCCATACCCATTGAACCCTTATTAACTATTTCTTGTACCTGTTCAATTTCACGTTCAACGAGAATACCGTTTTCAAAAATCCATTCTTTATTTTCCATGATGCCATTTATAAATGCATCTGGTGCAGAAGGATCAGAAACAACATCAATAGCCGTAATATAGAAACCATTTTGAACTACATTAGCGCCATTTGATTCTTTAACAGCACCTAAACCTCTAGAAGAAACTCCCATTGAAACTCCATCTTCAATTAAATTTCTAACAATTGAACCCATAGGTGTATTTAAAATCTTTGCTTTACCTATCCAATCAGAACCACTTTCTTTAAGTCCAGTAATCATATGACTTGCACGTTCTGGATTAACCTGCGGTGTGGTTGGATGATTTAATTCTGAAATTGATCTTTTTGTATCTATAAATTCTGTTTTATATCTAGATACCGCTTCAGACATAACATCTTTAGGATAAATTCTACCATTTCTATTTTTAACTGAATCCTGTAAAAAGATACCTTCAATGAACATCTGCTTTTTACCATTAGTATCTTCTTCTATAATGGAAGCAACCTGTTCCACTTGTTCTGTAATGAATATCATTGGTTATCTCCTATCTACTTATATCCAAGTCTTTTTCTTATTAGTTTTGATTTTTTAGCTAAACGTTTACCAATATTTTGCGCTCTTACATTTTGACGTTTAGAAATTTTTCTTTTTCTTGATGCAAGTTGCTGTTTAATTTTCCAACCGGCACCTTTTGCTTTATATCCTTTGCCGACACCTTTTGATATTTTACCAGCGCGTCGTCTTTGTCTTTTTGAAACTAATTTTCCACCTTTTTTATATTTTGAAAAAGAAACCCGTCTTTTTAATCCAGAACCCTTTTCACTTTGATTAGCTTCATCAAGTTCTTCTTCCTCATCTTCAAAATAAATAACCAGTTCATACCAATCATCTTCATTAAAATCAATATTATTAATATCTATT